GTTGCGATTACATTATCATCAACGGTTCCGATGAGAACGGTGTTGATATGATTCGCACGAAGTTTAAGAACTATGCATCTTCAATGTCACTTTCTGGTGGCCGCAAGGTTGTTATCCTTGATGAGGCGGATTATCTGACACCTCAAGCACAAGCAATCCTCCGTGCAGGTATTGAAGAATTTGCAATTAATTGTTCTTTCATCTTCACGTGTAACTTTAAGAACAGGATCATCGATCCAATTCATTCTCGCTGTACTGTCATTGACTTTAAACCAAATGGTTCTAAAGCCAAAATGGCCACACAATTCTTCCAACGTGTGTGTGTTATTCTTGACCAAGAAAACATTTCTTTTGAGAAAGATGTGGTGGCCGCTGTCATCACAAAACACTTTCCAGATAATCGCCGTATTCTGAATGAACTTCAGAGATATGGTGTTTCCGGTTCTATCGATAAAGGCATTCTTGCCTCGGTTACTGATGTGCAACTTTCGGAACTGGTTAAGTCTTTGAAAAATAAAGACTTTGCTTCTTGCCGTAAGTGGGTTACAAACAATCTGGACAACGACCAGACACGTATCTTTCGTAACATCTATGATGGTCTTTACGAACAACTTAAACCTAATTCCATTCCACAGTTGGTTTTGATTTTGGCAAAGTATCAATATCAGGCTGCGTTTGTGGCAGACCATGAAATCAATTTGATTGCCTGCCTTACTGAAATCATGGTGGAGTGTGAATTCAAATGAGTCCGTTCGATTATGCAGATTTTATTTTGCGTAAGAAGTCTCCAGAAGGAGAACTAGATTTTGTAGATTACGCACCATTCCTAGTTAATCGTTCACTTTCCTATCATGTGGATTGTGTTCTCTATGTCAATGAGATGAACGTATGGCCTGCCTTAGATAAGGACATGCAATACCAGTATCTTCTAAATAGTATCAGACCTATGAAACGGAAGTTCCAACCGTGGCAAAAGTCTGAAAAGGACAAGAACATTGATGCCGTGAAAGCCTATTTTGGTTATTCCAATCAAAAAGCCAAAGAGGTTTTAAAAGTTCTTACGGATGAACAGATCGCTGAAATAATAAGAAAAACAGATAAAGGCGGAGTGAAATGATTGATGTTAAGGATTTAGTAGAAGTAACATTAAAAGAAAAAGATGATTTTCTAAAAGTTAGAGAAACATTAACACGAATTGGTGTTGCTTCTAAAAAAGATAAAACTTTGTACCAGTCGTGCCACATTTTGCATAAACGTGGCCAATACTATGTGGTACATTTTAAAGAACTATTCGCATTAGACGGCAAAGAAACAGATATTACGGACAATGATTTGTCACGTAGGAATGCCATAGCTAATTTATTGGAAGATTGGGGTTTGTTGAAAATTGTGAACAAAGACCAGACAAGTACACCAACTCCAATATTTCTTTCACAAGTAAAAATCATTTCTCATAAAGAGAAAAACGATTGGCAATTAGTACCGAAATATAATATAGGTGGTAAAAAAGTTTAAATCTATTGCCACCAATTATAAATAATAGTATAATAGTCTCAGTCCCACTCGGGATGGGAACTACCATGCCGCTGAAGGGTAGTAAAATATCCAGCGGTGCCAACGCCTTTTGGGTTGGTAAAAATTAATTAACTCGCTTCATTAAGGAGAAAAATATGAACGCATTTTACGACCTACGTAAGTTGGATCCTTGGGCTATTGGTTTTGGAGATGTTCTCAAAGACCTACAAGATATGGCTCAGACCGCATCCAAAAAAATCACAACATATCCTCCATACAATATCAAACAAATCAAAGATAACAAATTTGTTATTGAGATTGCAGTTGCAGGTTTTGCAAAATCTGATATTGAAGTCACACTAGACGGTAACAAACTTGTTGTCAAAGGTGTTGCACAGGATAATGATGATTCAGATACCAATTTTATCTACAAAGGTATCGCTGCAAGAAACTTCCTACACGAATTTAAATTGAACGATAAGATTGAAATTCAAGATGCTGAATATGTGAATGGTATGTTGAAAATTTGGCTGGAAAACATGGTCAAAGTTCAAGACGCCGTTAAGAAAATTGCCGTGAAGGAAAAAAAGGATGAATAATTGGTGGCCCGTTTCCGATGAGGAATGGGAACAATTAAATCATCCAGAAAAATTCCATGGTAAATAAAAAAAGGGCTCTTGACTGAGCCCTTTATTTTTGATATAATGGTTCTATTATGAGTAAAACTGTAAAAAAATTTCAAAAAATGAACCAACTCAAAAAAGTTCGTTCAAAATTTAATCCTGCGGATGTATATTATACCGACACTTCTTGGGACACAAAAGAGGTTGAAGGTGTGGAGTTTATTTACGTCATTAAAGATTTGGCACAAAAAAATACACCAAAACTTATGCGTAAAGATTCCTTGGAATATTTGAGATAAGCGCCTATAGCTCAGCTGGTCAGAGCAGTGGACTCATAATCCATTGGTCCTAGGTTCAAGTCCTAGTGGGCGCACCAACTATAATTAAAACTATTGAAAGGGAAATATGTCTGTTACATTAACTGCTACCTTAAAAAATCTTGAGAGTGCATTGGCCGGTGAGTCAATGGCACATATTAAATATCGATATTTTGCTAGGATCGCACGTGCAGAAGGTTACGAAGATGTTGCAAAACATTTTGAAGAAACTGCCGACCAAGAAATCAAACACGCATGGGGTCATCTTGAATTGTTGATTGGTAAGCCTTCAACAAAAGAGTGCCTTGAAAAGGCAATCGCTGGTGAGACTTATGAATACACAGAAATGTATCCACAGTTTCACGCTATCGCAGTAAGAGAAGGCGAACTCAAAGCCGCTGATGTTGCACTTGAACAAATTGGAGAAAGTAAAGAACATGCAGAACAATTTAAAAAAGTTTTATCTTTGGCTGAAAAACGTTTCGCTGCACTTAAAAAAGTGGAAGAGAGACATGCCAATGCTTACAAAAATGTATTAGGAGGCCTATAATGAGCGAAGTACATGTATGCGTGGTCTGTGGCCACGAACACGACGAAGAAAAAGAAGGCGCATGGAATACTCTACCCGATGATTTCACTTGTCCGGAATGTGGATGTGGTAAAGAAGATTATGAGGTTATATGATTGATTGCATGATAATTGGAGATAGTATTGCTGTTGGTACATCCTTCCATCGAAAAGAATGTGTTAGTTATTCAAAAGGTGGTTGGAATTCTTGGCAATGGAATAAAGATTATCTCACACAAGCAACAACAAAATCATATGAAACAATTGTGATTAGTCTCGGTGCTAACGATCATAAAGGTGTCAAAACCGAACAAGAACTCCGAAAGATGCGTGAAGCCATTAAAGGTAAACGTGTTTTCTGGATTGATCCGGGTAAAGATCGGAAACCTGTTCCACATGAAGCAATTATGAAGATTGCAAGTGAATATGGTGATGTTGTTCTACCTAGGCCTAAAGATCATATGAGTGGTGATGGTGTACATCCTACAGGAAAAGGTTATAAAATTCTGGCGGAACAAACAAAATGAAACAAAAATTTCGTGATGCGTATATGAAAACGGCCGAGGTGTTCGCAGAACTATCCTCGGCTCGTAGACTTCATGTTGGTGCGATTATCGTAAAAGATGACCGCATCATTTCTATTGGTTATAATGGAATGCCCTCAGGTTGGGATAATAACTGTGAGGATGAGTTGAAATGGCCAAATGGTGAAGTAAGATTACTGACAACAAAACCTGAGGTTCTTCATGCTGAAACGAATGCAATCGCTAAATTGGCAAAGTCAACTGAATCTGGCAACGGTGCTACTCTTTTTGTCACTCATGCCCCTTGCTTGGATTGTGCAAAATTGGTATATCAGTCTGGTATCAATTCCGTTTTTTATCGCAACAGTTACCGTAGTGAAGATGGCTTACAGTTCTTGGAAAAGGCAGGAGTGTTAATAGAGAAGATTTGAAACTAAATAAGTTTGGAATAGTGGGTATCCAGGAGACAAAAATGGAAATCAAAATTATAAACTGTCCAGACAAAGATTTCAAACCTTTTGTTGAGAGAGCGGCCAACTTTTATGCCAAGGAACTCATAAAGAATACCAGAATTAGAAATAATTGTTTTACGACTATTAGATTTGATGGCAAACTTGATGAATATGGTTATGCCAGTGTTGAGGATTATAATACTAGAAAACAACCAAGAGAGTTTTTGATTGAGATTCATCCTGGAATTGGCGCAAGGAGAATTTTCGAGACACTTGCCCACGAAATGGTACATGTCAAACAGTTTATAAATGGTGAAACCGACGATAAACTTGCATCATGGAAAGGTAAAAGTGTCAATTCAGATAAAGTAGATTATTGGGAACATCCATGGGAAATTGATGCTCACGGCCGAGAAACTGGCCTTTTAACTAAATTTGCCATTAGTGAAATGTTGTGGGAAATATTTGATGAGTTCAAAAATCCTAATTTACCTATAGTTTCTGTACCGATCCGTTGGAAATCTTTGGAAATAAATTCAAAAATCTATTGCCAAGAAGAATAAACGCCTATATAATACGAACATTGAAAATTTTACGAAAGAAAGTCATGTTATCCATACATAAACCCGTTCTATTAGCCTGTGAGTATCGCACACCATTTATTGGTAGCGATAATCAGTCATGGCTCAAGGGGTCTTATGTAGGAGTGTAAGTGTAAAGTAGTAGAAGAAACTTCAAACATAAGACCCAGACCCTCAAAAGTCTGGGTTTTTTGTTTGGTGTGTCGAAAAAACAACACCATGTATTGCCAAAACCTTTGGTTCTGGTATAATACAAAACTTGTTCTTTTAAAATTTGTAGAGTCATTTTGATGGGGTTTCGCCAAGCTGGACTAAGGCACCGGATTTTGATTCCGGCATTCATAGGTTC